ATACCATTTTTTGAAACATATGTACCCAAAACGGTAACTCCGGCAAATATTTTAGAAAAACCAAATGAACCTAATTTTGTAACCAAAAAAGAATTCACAGGTGTAATTAGTGAAATAAATGGAACGGTAAACCCTGCTTTACAAAACTTATATAAATCAGTTTCGGCTCTAATGGATAAGGGAAAAGATCCAAAAGGATTTACCGAAACAAGACCAACATATAATGGTGATCTGCATTATTTTGGTGATGAGTTGACTAGAACTTCACAAAAATTTACATGGTCATAAAAAAAGCCCCTTGCGGGGCTTTTTTCAATCATTCTCCATTTCGGAGAAGTATTGCAGAGGATTTTTTTCCTCTGCTTCTGTAATAGTGGGTTCTTCAATATCATCTTCAATGCTCTTAGTTTCAATAAACTGAGCACGGATATCATCACCAACAGCCTTCTTGAACCTTTCATTAAGTTCATCGAAGCTCTTAAATTGGCTCTTATCAACAAATGGCTTCAGAGGATATTGCTTCTTCCAAAGTTCTTCCAACTTCTTATCATCTCCAGCAAAGAGTGGAGCCGGGGAAGAAAATTCGCTACGGTCATAGTTTACATAACCACCGACATTACGAATTTTAATCTTAAAATCTGCTCCAGTCCAGAAGTTGAATGGATCAACGGCAACTTCATCTTGAAATTCTGGATGTGCTAAGCTTTGAATCTTTTGAAAGATCTTTGTTCCGTACTGATAAAGAAAAACATTTCCCTTATTTTCTGGATTAGCAGGATCTTCAATTACCAAAATATTGGAAAAGTAGGTTAGCTTGCGCTTACGCTGACGAGCAATGTTCTTGTCGTCTTCGATGCCACTATTCCATAGTTCGGTATTTGCTGCACAAACAGGACACTTGTCGCCAGTGGTAGTTGGACAATTTTCAAACAACCAACCCCCCTTACCCTTAAAGGTGTGGCTATAGACCGAAACAAATGGACTATCTTCGCCAGCTACCTCTGGTAGGAATCTAATAACGGCATAACCATTGCCTGCCTTATCAATTCCTGGCTTCCAAAGCCTGTCATCTTTGTAACTTTCCTTTGAAGTCAACTTATCAAGACGTTCACTAAGTGCGGATACAGAATTCTTACTCTTTTTCTTAAAATCTGAAAAACTTGCCATATTAATTACCCGAGGATCTACCTCGGCCTTTCTATTTTAATTATAACGTTCCAATTGAGTCAGTCAACTGGCAATCTTGGACTTTTTTTACTTTTTAGGATATTTAACTTTCTACCCTCTTGTTCAATTTTTTCAATAAGAGGTTTAGTTAAAAGTTTTCCTGCGGCAGATGGATCTAATCCCATTTCTCCACTGAGTTCCAAAACACATTCCATAAAAGATAACTTTGTTTTAGATACTCTCTGTAAAACTTTAACAGAAAATTTTTCTTTAGCTGAATCGTCTATATACATATTTTCTCCACACTATAATATACTATAATCAAATAAAAGCAATCATTTTACTCTTCTAAATATTCTAGAACTATTTATAGGATATCAAATGGCCTCAGATACAGACCCAAACATTATTATTGAAACAGCTGGATTAACTGCTGCTGTAGCTACAGATGTAGCTCAATATTCTGGAACAACTGCCCACTTCCAAATCTTTAAATTGGCACATGGTATTACGGGGGTAGCAACTACAACTTCCTCTGCAAATCCATTCCCAGTAACAGTTGCAGGTGGTCTCACCGCTTCTATTACAGGATTCAACGGGCTTGTTACCGTACAGGGTACTGGTGGTGGTTATCCTCTTCCCATAAGCGGAACTATTATTGCAACAGGTTCTACTGGATCACCTGTATACGTAAAAACTTTTACAGGAAGTCAAATTGAAATTACTGGTGGTAGATTATATACAACCGTTGATTCAATTTCTACTTATGGCCCATCTGGCGCAACTTCAATCTTTGTTAAATTGGTCGGTGCAACTGGCTGGTCAATTGGAACCAGTGGTGATGCTCTGAAGGTTGCCATAACTGGAGCAACATTTACAGCCACAATTCCTTCGACTGTTTTGGTTGCCGGAATTTCTGGTGCAACTGCCGTAGCAGTAACTGTTGGTAACACTGTAGGTATTGCCAATAATGATATAACAAATGGTATAACCGCAATTTATGGACAAATAGTAGGATTGCGTACAGATTTTACCGCTCTTGGAGTAGGTAGACCAACAACATTCAAAACTGGTAGAGTGTCCCCAACATCTGCTGCAGTACAACAAATGGATTCAGGTGGCTTTACATGTTTGACTGGTATAAACATAAAAGCACTTTCTACAAATACTGATTTTATCTATGTTGGTAACACATCTGGACTAGTTGGTTCCTCATATGGATATGCCCTAGATCCAGGAGAAAATGTTTTCCTTGATATACAAAATACAAATAAGTTGTATGCAGTATCAAATACAGGAACACAAATTATAACCTACATGGCTTCGTAATATGTCATTATATGCTCTTAATGCTTGTAAGAATTTAATCAATTATGGCGTAAAAATTTATGGTTCAACTTTTGATCCAGTATTTTTACAAGGATATGTAAATTCTAAACCAAATGTTTCTGTTATAGGAACCAGTTGTTTTATAGACTATACAGCATCTTATAATATTTCCGATCTTACTTATTTACAAAAAGTTTTTAAAAATACGCCAGTTGGAACTACATTTGCACTCAATAATGCAAATTATTATGATCCCAATTATGATTATTCTGTGGATGTAAGTGGAGTTTTTTCTTTAGAAAGTTTAACTGGTAATGATAAAATTATAATTGGTGGAATACAATCTGGGTTTACAAGTTTAGCAAATTATAAATTTTACAATTCTAGTAATTTTATTGACTACCCACAATATACTAGTGGTTATAGTGGTGGAGCTACTGCTCAGAATTATATTGAAAATAATTTAACTATAAACCAAAGTAAGTCTTTTGTAAATTTTGGTATTGTTGGCTCTCAATTTGGAAAAGAAGAATATATTGAGATATCTGGTTCAACAACAAATGCTGGAAAAATTAAAATCAATTCTGTTGTAAAATTAAAAGATAATAGAGAATTAGTATATACTGACATAGCATTAACAAATCAAAATCTTTCCACATCCGGCATTACTTTTACACATTTTTTACGTGGAAATGCAAATCCAGAAATTTTATCCAAAACAAGAAAACAACTTGGGTGCTATGTTGTTTTTGATGCAGATGGTAATCAAATTGAATGTTTTGAAAATCAAAATCAGTTACAAGCATTTTTAAGAGCACAATATGAAAGTCGTACTTATAGCGCTCAATGGATACCTTGTTTATATTGTTCAAGATTAACTGACAATGGATTCAATGCAGCAACATCAGATAAAGCTCTACCATATGATGGATCAGTTTTTGTCTTTATTGAAGAAATTTTGGCTGGAAGTTATGATTTTGAAGGAACATATACACCATCATATGTCTATGCGTTAAAAACAAATGCAGAAGGTGCAGATACTCTTCAAGTAACAAGTGAATTGAATTTTAATATCACTACGGGATTCAAATTAGACTTCAGTCACCCCTCATTAAAAGGATTCAATGTAAATTATTATGTTGATTCTGCTAAGACAGTACCATTAACTTCGGGAATTTATTTAATGGGAGTCCCTGGATTTGACCAATCTGGGTTAATTTATACTAAAACTCAGACAAGTTCAAGAAAAATTTATATTGAATTTGTAGGTCCAACTACAATAAATCTACAAATAAACGTAAATTAAAAAACCCCGCCAAAACGGCGGGGTTTTTCACACAGACCTTCTTATTAACTTAGCGTACTCGATTACGAGATACGCGGTAATAAGAACGACCATTACGAAGCTCACGGACCACAGTGTAGTTCATTTCAAAACGATCAAATGCCTCACGAAGATCGTGCATAGTTGCACGCATGTTTCCAACACGGAAACGTTTGCGAGCCTCGCCTGCGGTTAGGGGAGTACCCTTACGCATGTAATCAAAAACTCTTTGAATCTTGGTCGGACGGTCAACATTAGTAATTTCCATAAATTTCCTTTCTTAAGAAGTTGCCATACTATACTACATACAATTTCACTGTCAAGTAATTCCCTAAATAATTCTGACTGAAGGAGGCCCTATGGGACAGAGCAATCGTCAGTTCGTAAAATTTGTGAGGCAACATCTCGCACAATACGGTATGAAACTTATTATTGGTCGTGGAAAACATGTAAATGTTGATGGTTTCCGTTGTTCAGGCTATTTTGATGAGTCTGGCAAGGCTATAGCCGTGGCTGGCAAGTCAAATGAATTCATGCATGTTCTAGTACACGAATATTGCCATTTTTTACAATATATAAACAGTTCTAAAATTTATAAAAAATCATACGAAGCATCTTTTATAGTTGATGCTTGGTTAAAAGGCAAAAATTATCCCCTTAAAAAGATAAAACGTGCATTTTTTATAGTACGAGCAATGGAAAGAGACTGTGAAAAACGAGCAATTAAGATAATTAAGAACTTTAATTTGGCTATTAATAGCAAAATGTACGCAAAACGTGCCCACGTATACATCTATAGCCATTTTTTGATGGAAAGAACTCGTAAATTTGATTCTTTTAAAAGAAATCCATACTATAGCAAGTATGTTTTAAAAATTATGCCATCAAATATGGCTGTTCTTAGCCATAAAACAATTCCAGCAAAAGTTTATTCTATGTTGGAATCGTTTACGATCTGAGATTTTAGATATTTTGATACAAATTTTGTAAATGGTTGATCGCCATAAGGCCATCTATCATCTTTGTCCATAAATCCATACTGGACTAAAGAATCCACATACTCTTCAAGCATTTTTAAAGTTACATCATCAATATTCCATTTGATGATATCCTCTTCATTTACTGCTGGTACTTCTGTGGCGTTATGTTCTGCAACCGCAAGATCGGCAATCTTGGCTATATTTCCAAGAATTTCCATTGATTTGGAACATTGATAAAAAAGATCCTTTTTGACAGGATCTTCTTCTTTACGGGCTAAATTTCGTATTTCATAAACAAGCTCTGAAATTTTCATAACTACTCCTTTAATTTTTATGAAACTGAGAAAACACAATAAAATCTAAGGGAACGTCTTCTTTATTTCTATTTGCTCTTTTTTTTGCTGTTAAAAATTCTTTGTCTGTTAGCAATAATGGAGTTACTTCTCCAGATGAATCAACATGTGCTACAAAATAGTAACTATGATTCTCATTTTGTTTTCGTTTTGTATTTAATATTTTTTTCTTATTTCTCATTTAAGAGTCAATAGATATTTTGTTTTTTGTACAGTTCCTAAAATTTCATCTCTTATGTTTAACAAAGCAGTTTGATCGGAATTAATCTCTTTGTTTATATCATTCATTAAAAAATCTTCAAATGAATCTAATATGCTATTTACATTGATTTCATTTGGGCCATTAAATTTCATTTCTTTGATTTGGTAGATTTCGTCTCTACCATACACGCCCATATATGTCTCGGTAAAGGTATCTAAAAGGCCATCAATAGCCTCATATGCATTACCTAGAGCTTTGTGAGTTGAATATGATTGAGTTCCCCAGTGATGGAGTCTTAATTCGTTTTGAAAATTTAATATTACTTTAATGCAGGACATGATATAACTATTTATCATAAATATTTTTATGAGATTAAACAATAAACAATTTAAAAACGTAATACAATCTATTATGCTCACTGAAGGTAATTTTGGTCACGGATTTGAAGATACGGATGTTAAGGCCATAAGTTCAAAATCATCAGTAAAAAATATTATAGGTCAAACATTATCTGATCAATCAATCCCTATTAAAAGTGAAATTGTAACTGCTCTTGAAAATATTATAAATGCAGTATCTAAAATTAAATTTTCTCCAGATTCAAAAGAATTTGCAATGGAACTAGGAAAGATTATTAAGAAAGATATTCCCTCTCATTTACAAGGGGATGTAGTTGGATTACTTTCAAGAAAATTACAAAGCGATGCAAGAGAATCTATCTTTAAAGGATATAGTGGAAGATGAAACACAATCAACAAAAATCATTGGAAGATGTAATAAAAGATTTACATAAAAAATATAAAAATGCCCCATCTCCTCTAAGTGAGAGCAATAGGCACTTTCAACCAAATATAGTACCACCTCAAAAAATTGGTGGCGATAATAGGCAATCTTTGTTAGGTGATTTTAGACCAACTCCAAAGACATGGTGACAAAAAAAGAAAACTTAAAAGAAACAGAAATTTTTTTATCTTTTGATGCTAAAACAGTAGATACTGACATTAAAAAAGTTTTAGAAGATATTGATAAAATTAAAAAACAACCATTTCAAGATATATTTGTGATGGTAGAAAAAGAATTCCCAAAAGATTATTTTTTTAAATTAGTTAAAGATTTAAATTATAAAAATGTTTTAATAAAAGAAAAACAAATAATAATTAAAATTTAATGAGTCAGTTTTCAAAAACTCCCGGTGATGATTTAGATGGTTTATTACCATCATTAGATATTAATGAAAAATATCCACCGATTGATGTTAGAATAAATCAACCTATAAATAAAAGTTTATCTATAGAAGTGTTAGATGATCTAGAAAGTTCTTTTTTAGATTCCAATCTATCCGATATAAGCAAACGTGAAGGAAAAAAAGAAGAAGATTATCTTTCCTCACAATATAGAATTGAAAAATATAAAAATATTAGTAAAAATGATTTAGAGTTTAACAAATATATAAAAGGAATATATGGATCTGCAGAAAATTATTTGGAAATGAATAATTTTACATTTCAAAATAAAATTTATGACCCAGCATCAGATTATCAAGCTGAAGTTGAAATAATTACAAATGATACTTTTTATAAATCTCGTTTTATATCACAGCAAGAAACACTTTTAGAATTGTTAGGTGGAGTTTGTACAATTGAATATTTTCAAGTAGACGGAAATGTTGATAGATTAGTTTGTTCATTGTCTCAAAATAGTGTACCGGGTAATGAATTTCAAACTAGATTAAATTCATTTGCAGGGCTAGAGGGAGACAGAGTTTTGGTTTGGAATTTAATTAAAAGAGGATGGTCTTCTTTTTATATGAAAAATCTAATAAGATTTGTCAGAGATGACACGAGTGGAATTCAATAAATATTATTGATGTCCAATGATTCCAAAAATTCTGATCATTTACATGCAATACTTTTCCGAGAAGCGAAGATTATTCTTTCAAAATATGAAGAGTATCTTCGGGATAAGATTACATCAAAAGAATTAGCAAACAAAATGTTAAGTCTTCGTGATGCAATACAAAGAATAGAAGAATCAAAATAATTATTGACCTGTTCCCAATATGTGTCATTATTGTGGGTCATGATTTTAAACTACGAATCAAAACTAGATTATTCAGACGCACTCATTGTACCAAGGCTTTCAAGTGTTAAGTCTCGTAAAGATGTAAATCTTGAAGTCGGTACTACCTTTAATTGTGGATCTACGTGGACTGGTGTGCCTATTATGGCAGCAAATATGTCTACTGTTGGAACCCACCAGATGGCTCTTGTATTGTCAGAGTACAAGATGATTACTTGTTTGAAAAAGGGTGGTGAATATTATGTTACCTTTGCCACCAGTTATCCCGATAAAGAAAAATATGTTTCGTTGACTCTTGGTCTGGATGCCGAGAGTAAGTTGTTTGTTGATACTGCAACGATCAATGATCCAACTTTTGTTTGTGTTGATGTTGCAAATGGTTACATGACAGAATTTCATAACTTTATAAAGAAAGTGAGACAGAAATGGCCGAAGTCAATATTGATTGCAGGGAATGTAGTAACCCCAGAGGGGGTCGTGGTATTGTCAGATGCTGGAGCCGACCTCGTAAAAGTGGGAATAGGATCGGGGTCGATGTGCCTGACGCGCCGAGTAGCCGGAGTGGGGTATCCCCAACTCTCGGCGGTCATAGAGTGTGTGGAAACCGCAGCAGCGTTAGGTATTGGGATCGTATCTGATGGAGGAATTGTACATCCCGGTGATTTTGCTAAGTCTTTTGTGGCTGGAGCTGCATTTGTTATGGCTGGAGGTGCATTTGCAGGCCATGACGAGTGTGGTGGAGAAATTCGTCACTCCAATAATAACGCATCACTCACGATGCTTCATTATGGTATGTCCAGCAAAACTGCAAATGAAAAATACAACGGAGGGCTTAAGGATTACCGTGCTTCCGAGGGCCGCACTGTGGAAGTACCTTATCGTGGATCTGTACATCATACCGTTAAAGAAATTCTTGGTGGATTGCGTTCTGCTTGTTCGTATGTGGGTGCTTTTAATTTGCCTGAACTGTATTCGCGTGGTACAATGGTTAAGGTCAATCGTACTATAAACAACATTTTTGAGAATCACGAAATATGAATATTTTTGTTTTGGACAATGATGCTGCTACTTCCGCTCGTATGATGTGCGACAAGCACGTTGTAAAAATGATTCTTGAGTCTTGCCAGTTGCTTTCAACTGCCCATCATGTTTTGGATGGCGATCCATTGGAAGTCAATACTGGTAAGCGTAGATATGTTACGCATGTATGTACAAAGAAGAATATCTGCAAGGCTGCAATGATTAATCATCCATGCAATATTTGGACACGTACAACGTCAGAAAATTATCTTTGGCTTTGGAAACATGCATATGCATTGTGTAAAGAATACACTCGCCGCTATGGCAAAATTCATTCAATGGAATCTATGTTGTTGAATGAATTGTATGACTGTCCTATTAATTTGCCAAAAGGTAAGTTGACTACCTTTGTTCAGGCAATGCCAGAACAATATAAGAATGAAAATGCAGTAGTTGCATATCGTAGTTATTATATCAACGAGAAAGCGGCGTTTGCAAAGTGGAAGGCGACTGAGACGCCTGAGTGGTTTGCAGAGAAGATTGCTGACGTTTCTTCTGACGTTCTGGTTCCGTTTTAATTGCATCCGCTAAACTTTGCATTCTTGGTGCAATACCAGTTTTATCTCTTACAGATTCTCTATAATCTTTAGCATTTAAATATTCTGTAGATGCACCAGAAAAGTCTCCTGCGTTTAATTTTTTAAGAGCGCTAGGAGATTTTCCTAACATACCTCTAAATTGTTCTGATGCAAGTTGACCTTGAAGTTCCGAAGAATAAGTATTAAAATTTGGAACTAATTTTTCAACTTGAGGTAATCGAGTTTTGACATCTCTTTCAAGCAATTTATCTGCTTGTTCTGGTGTTAATTTTGCTTTGCCAGTCAAGACATCAGGACTAATATTTAATTCAGCAAAGATTTTTGGAGACTGTGGAGTTACTAAATGTCCGTGTCCTATTGTAGACAATCCTTTGCTGTCTTTATAGACAGAAAGAATTTTTTGTTCGTTACCAGCAGATTCATATTGTTTTATTACTTTGCAAATACCATTAATATCGCATTGAATTTTTTGATTGGCTTCAGTTAAAAATTGTTGAAATGATTTCATAATATTGTTACTTGCTAGTGCTAAAATACCTGTTATAATAAAAACCTGTAAAGGAAACATATGAACGTAAAATTATTTAGACTAAATTCAGGTGAAGAAGTTCTCGCAAGATTTGAAGATCAAGGTGATTCTTGGCTTATCAAGGATCCAGCAATCCTCATCCCAGTTGGTGAAGGCCAAATTGGTTTGATGCCTTGGATGATTTATACTAAAGCATCTAAAGGTGTTTCTATTCCAAAAAGCTTTATTGCTTTTACAGTTGAACCTCTTGATGAACTAAAAAACCAATATGATTCTAGTCTGAATCGTGGTATAGTAACTCCTAGAAACAAAATAGATCCGCCGGCTGGCAATCCGAAACTTAAGTTGGTTACGTAATGAATATTGAGACCGTACTGCAAAATTATATGCCTATTGCTAAGCCTCTTTCTATGGCAATGGAAAGACAGAAAAAGCACATATCTTTGGTTATTTACAAGCGTAAAATTATTTCAGTAGGTCAAAATATTTTTAAAACACATCCTGAAAGTTTCAGGCTCGGATATAAATTTGCAGAAATGCATTCCGAGCTTGATGCTTTTAGAAAAATTTCAAAAAATTTGTTGGATAAAAAACTTATCTTGTTGAACTTTAGATTCAACAGGTTTGGCAATTTCAGAAACTCTAAACCCTGCCCTGTTTGTGAAAAATGGTGTAAGGAAAGTTTTCATCAAATATATTACACTACTGATAATGGTCTAACAATACTATAAATAATCAGTGTAGAGGTTCGTATGACTAAAAAAGGTTGCTGCTGTAAAGAAGAAAATCCGCTTGTAAAACATTACATTGCTATCAAATGTTATGAATATACAACAAAATACTATAAGCGTGTTGGAAGTAATATTATTTTTAATGATTTTCCACCAACAGCATCTACAACAGGATTAGATGAACCTCATTTTCCATTTACCGTTACAGGTATTGGTGAAACGGGATTATCAATTGCAAAAGATAGTTCTAGAAGAATAAAAATGATGT